AGGGGGTGCTGGCGGTGGGCCAAAAGCCGAGGCTGGATACAGCGCTTGTGGTGGCAAGGGGGGCGGTGCCGGCCCGCGAGCTGCTCTCGCCAGATCCGCGTCCGATTGAAACCCTTGGGTGGCAACATAGGCCGACCCCGCAGCACCTAGCGCGGCCCCTGCCAGAGCGCCTACCGCGCCCCCAGGAGGGCCACCGACCGAAAAGCCTAGTAAAGCCCCAGGAAGAACACCAGCCGCAGCTCCACCAGCCGCAGCGACGGCCTGGAATTGATCGCGGCCCTCCCCCATGAGCCGCACCAGCTTGGCGACTTGCTCAACGACAAAGCCAAAAGCGCGGGCCAGCTCTAAGATGCCTTCCTTGAACTGCGGATCACGCAACAGCGAGGTCAGCTCATCCGTGAACCGTACTATTTCTGGGGTCAGCTCTCGACCAATGACGATTTGCAACTCCTGCCAGGCCACATTGAGCCGCGCTTGCGCCTCGGCAGCCGTGTTGATGGGTTCACCCAGAGCGCGGTAGCGCTCGGCCAGTTGTTGGAGTACGACATTGGTGAAAGCGATCTGCTGCTCGGCCACCGTCAGCGAATCAGCGCTCTTTCCGATCTGCGCGCCATAGGCTTTGTAGGCTTGCTCGGCGCGGGCTACAATGCCCAGCTCGTCGAGCAATTCTTGCTCCTGCTTTTGGATGGCCGACACCAGCCGCCCAATATCTTCGGTAGCATCGCGGCCCAGAGCCGTCGAGAGGGCACGGGTCTGCTGCACTACTTGGGGTAGATTTTGAATCAGAGGTTGAATACCCGTAGCGAGGGCTTGGTTGGCTACGGTAAACGCCTGCAAATCGGTAATGGTGCCACGGGCGACATCTTTCAGATCGGTAAACAACCGGGCCGGATCGCTGACCCCTCTGGACTGTGCCAAGAGCTGGAAGGAGGCTTGTAGGGCATCGACCTTGCCGGCGAGCTGGACGGTTTCGCTGGCAAAGCTGACCACTTCGCGCACACCCAGGACGGCAATGTAGCCGCGCACGGCATTAGCCAGGCTGTTGATGGCCCCCACCCCGCGCCCGCTGGCCCGCTCGACCTGCTCCATCGTGTTCGCCGTCTGGCGCAGCTCGGCTTGCGCGTTGTTTGCCTGTCGATCCAGCTCCAGTAGAGCACGGGCATAGCGCTGTGTTGCGTTTTCGCCGCGATCCATGCCAGCCGCCGCACGGCCCGCGCTGCTGCCCAGGCCGGCAAAGTCGCCTTCCAGGGTGCGTAGCAAGCGCTCGGTTTCCTGAGCGCTTTTCTGGATGGCTTCCAACTTCTGTTGGAAGCTGGCCGCGCCAGGTCCGGAATCGTCGGCAATAGTCAGTCGTAGGGCGGGGACATCGACCACTTAGTCCACCTTCTCTTTGGAAGTGCGCTCATGCTCTTTGGAAGCGTGCTCCAAGTATAACCCATCCAGCGCTAAGAGGAAATATAAGAAGTCCTCAAACTCATCGCCGGCAATGCCATACCGCTTGGCGTAGCAATCCATAGACTCAAAGCTCAGGCCAGAGGGGAAAGCAGCAAAGCCGGCCCCGATATAGGGCCGGCTCCGCGATAGCACCATAAAAGCATTCCAGACCCATAGCAAGCTTTCTTCAAGCTCTGGCTTTAGATCAAACGCCGATTTGACTCCTGCCTTGCGCCGGCGCTCATGGAAGTCCCGATGTTGCCCGTAGTGCAACTCCCACCGCAGGCAGTCGATTAGTTTTTTGTCGCGTCCTCGCGGAAGTTGGAAAGCTTGCGAGCCTCCTCCATGATCTCTGCGCGAAACTCGAAAAAGCCCAGGTATTCGGTGGCTTTTTCTTTGGAGTAGGGAAGCTCTTTGTCGTCCTCGGTGAAGCCCTTCCAGTCGATGAGGACGGCTTCGGCCAAGCACTGCGCGATGATCGGCTCTAATTGCTCAGCGGGAATTTCATCGCCAAAACGATAGCCCTTAGTCAGCTCTCGGTATTTTCGCAGATAGTCGGCGTTGTTCAGAGGGCGCAGTTTGATTTTCCCATCCTGGAAATTTACCCAAACTCCCTGTGCCTCTTTGGTGCGGTCGGTGCGATACTGTTTTAGGTTCATGGCGTGCCTCTTTGGTTGATGGTTGAGGGGTAGGGGGAACTGCTCAACCAACAGCTCCCCCCGCTGCGCGCAGAAATTCGGTTGACTGCGATTCTTCTTTTACAAGGCCCGGCAAATCTGAATGGTCTTGTTGATCGAGCTGCCCGGTTCAGCCGCAAAATCAAAGGCGAGCTGGACATCCTGATCCAGCCCAGGAATGCGGCCCGGCTCTTGGGTCAACAGCACGTTGGGCAATTCCACGTGATAGCGGCCCGTCGAGTCGCCAAAGGAGAAAGCGAAGCCGAACTTCGTGCCGTTTTGCAAGTCGGCCAGCCAGCTTGTGGTATTGTCCACTTCATAGAGCGTAAGCGATCCGGTGGCTTCAAAGGCGTTTTGGTTGAGCGAGGTCAGCGCCACGCCGCCAAGCTTTTTGGCCGGTCGTGCCGCTGCTGCGAGGCGCAATCGCAGCCCATAGACATCATACGTAGAGATTTGGGTTAGATCACGCCAGAACGTATCAATAGAGGATGCTTCTGGTTGCACATTAGTTGAGGCCGCCGCCGTTGGCGTAGTGCCGGCAAAAGAAGCCGAGGCCGTGGCAAACTGCTTGCCCGTGAACGCCACGTTGCCAGTGATGAGTCCGTACGGATCGGCGCTCAAGCCGAATTCCGTCATGCGTGCGCCGACGATGGTTTTGTACTTATTGGTCAAGTCGGTGGCCTGCTGTTGCATCGAGAAATGGCGCAATGCCGAACCATTGCGGATTTGCGCGGATTTGAATGTTACCGGGACACCCGATCCAACATTAACCATAGCACCACCACCTGTTACTGTCGTGGTGCTGGGAGGTCCAAGGGTGGAAGAAACGATCTTTTTCCATCCGTTGTTCACCGCCGAGGCAAAGCCACTGACATACAACCACTGTCCCACCGATAAGTTGGTAGTGAAGTTAATAACAGAGGTCGAAGAATAGGTGCCGCCATTGGCCGTTGCGCCGATAACACTGACATCAGAAGCCGTAGCCGACACCGCTGTAGTCCAGTTGGCATCTGAGCGAATTGCCCCTTTGAGCAACTCGTCGAACTGGTTGGGGGCGAACTCAAATTCCAGCGAGCCACGGGCCTGCTCCCCCGATTTGCTGGCAGCGGAAAGCTGCGCGTCGGCGCGCACGGTGCGCGAGCGCAGGCTTTGAATTTCTGGTCCGAATGAGCCAGAAACATAGGGCAAAACAATGAGGTTTCCGCTACCTGGAGTAGTTCCCCAGGTGACTTCCTCAATATAGCGAACTTCGCGTTTATTCCCGTCTGACATGGGGATTCCTCCTTAGTTGAGCAGCGCGTCGAAATAAAATTCTGCGGCTACCGTGAGTTGATACTGATTCTGTTGCTCGTTTATTCCCACTCTGCGTATGTCCATGCGACGAAAGGCTAACTTGCCGCTTTCCAGCGTCGTCGCCCGCCAGATTTCTACCACGTCGCCGGCGATGGCAAAAGCTAAGCGCGTATCCTCGCCGTGCGGTGTGTACACATCGACCACTACCGCGCCCTTGCTGCGCCAGCGTGAGAGCGTGCCTCCCAAAGAAGCGATAGCGGTTTCCGCTGGTTCAATGCGAATAGCGACATAGGCCGCATCCGCGGGCGGCTGAAAGGGCACGTTGTCCCAGGCGATGGGCACAGTAGGCCGCAACGATTCAAACTGCGCCTTAAAGTGCGTGTAGATCGCGTCAGACACCGTTCCCCAAGTAGGCTCCCCACCCACAGGCGGGGCGACATACACCCACCGCGCCAGCCGTCCCGCCAACACCAGCGGATCGGCCAGGATGAGGGTGCCAGAAATAGAAACTGTTTTTCCACGCCGTGGTAAAAAGATCATCAGGCCACCGCATTGACTTCAATAATTCCTGTATAAGGCGTTGCGCTGTGCGTCAAGGTGACGTTGAGCTGATAGACTTCTCCGGCCACCAACCCCACTACGGCGGTCTTGCTGGCAAACCACGTGTTGTTGCCCGTGTTTTCGGTGGCCGTCACCGTCCAGGCTCCAGAAGCAATGACGGTAGTTCCATCGTGGTCGAGCAGCGTCAAGGTGCAAGCCGAACAGTTGGCAATCGAGCCGTTGTAATCTTCCAGCCAGACCGTAACCTTGATGTCGCCCGATCCGTTGATGTTATAGCTACCTTTGACTTCGCGCTTGGCTTGGATGGCCGTCAAAATCGTAGTCTGATTGGCGGCGGTGGCATCGCCACCACCACCCCCTGTTATCCAGGCCGCGTCCCCGCGATCTCGGATTGCCTCAGTCGAGTCGGCAGCCGGGTCAAAGGTGCCGCCAATGTCAGAGGGATTGCTGGCCGTTTTGCTCAGGAGCGCCTTAAACGCTCCCAGGATCGTGTTGACTCCTGTACCCGTCCAAACACCCAATCGCGCCAGGATCGTCGTCTGGTTGGCTTCTACCGTGTCGGTAGCGTTGATAATCGTAGTTTGGTTCGCCGCCGTAGCATCGCCCAGATTGCCGGCTGGCAACTTGTCATCGATGGCCTTGACTCGTTCGTTGATTGAGTCAGCGGTCGGGCTTCCTGGAATGGCGGTATTGAGGGCTGCATCAACCTCGGCGTTGATGTTCGCCAAGGAAAGGGTGTCTGGAATGCGCGTTGTCAACGTGCTCAAGCTGGACTCGACAGAGTCCACGCTGGTTTCTGCGGCCCTACTGCCCACAGTAGCGTTGAGGTTGTCGCCGATGATTCTTCCGGCTGTGCCGGCCCCATAAGCGCCGGGCAATGCCGTCAGCCACACATCGCCGCCCGCGCCGGTGATCCAAGCCACATCTCCACGATCTCGAATCGCCTCGGTTGAGTCGTCGGCAGCCGAGAAAGTGCCACCCACATCGGAAGGCGTAGAGGCTGCTTTGCTCATCAAAGCCTTGAAGAATCCCAGCACCGTATTGACGCCGGTGCCCGTGAAGGCCCCCAAGCGCGCCAAGATCGTCGCGTGATCGGCCTCAAGGGTATCGGTCGCGTTGATAATCGTGGTCTGATTGGCAGCGGTGGCGTCGCCGATGTTCCCTGACGGCAGCTTATCGTCGATGGCAACGAGGCGCTCATTGACACTGTTGGCGGTTGGCGTGCCAGGGATGGCCGTATTGAGTGCGGCATCCACTTCCGCGTTGATATTTGCTAAACTGATCGTGTCGGGAATGCGCGTCGTCAGCGTGCTTAGGCTGGATTCTACCGTATCCGTAGCATTGATAATTGTGGTCTGATTTGCGGAAGTGGCATCTCCAATATTCCCCGATGGCAGCTTGTCATCAATAGCCTTGATTCGCTCGTTAATACTATCGGCGGTAGGACTGCCAGGAATGGCCGTGTTCAGCGCCGTGTCTACTTCGGCGTTGATATTCGCCAAGCTCAAGGTGTCGGGGATACGAGTGGTCAACGTGCTTAGGCTGGATTCCACGGTATCCACCGTGGTTTCTGCGGCGCGGCTGCTCATCGCAGCGTCCAGCCGGCTCAGGCCCAGGCTGGTAGCATTCTGCCCATCGTACGCCACCAGAGGATGATAAACCCCGATAACAACCATTCCTGTCGCTGAGCCGCCGATTATCACCCCCTGTTGCCCCGATGCCCAAGCCGCATCGGGTGGATCGATGCGGTAATATCCATCGGAAATATGCAGCAAGCCGCCATCAGCATGTGCCGTGCTTAGAGTAGCCAAATCCGACAAACCAGAGATGGCCGTCTTTGCTCCCAGCTCGCGGCGATACCAAAAGGCCAGCCCGCCCGTCGCCGTGGTGACGCCGGTTTCTGGCGAACCGTCCGTAGCATCGACAATGCGAACTACTGTTGACTGATCGGTGGAGCCGTGCAGTATCGGCCTCATGCCGCCGCCCTTTGAAAGAGGCCCTCTTGCATCAACCGCAGTAGAAGCTTATTCCCTGCTGCGGCTGGTGGATTATAGTTTCTGTTGTGGTAGCGCGCCGGCAATAGCCATTCGAGATGGCCTTGATAGAGCGCCCATACCTCATTGGCATTGAAGGCGCGACCCCAGAGAATGGGATCGGCCAATCGGCCCGACCACCAATTGGTACTCCCTGGCAAGCTCCCCAAGGTAATAGTGCTGCCCGATGCGTTGGGGTTGGTTGCCGTAGTCGAGGAAGCTTGCAAATGGCCGTCGATATATAGCAGGCCCGTCCAGCTTCCCGACGATCCATCGCGCACGCCGACCACGTGATGCCAGCCTGTGCCTTGCGCTGTGCCGCCGCCGATGGTATAAGAACTCCATCCCCATTTCAGCTCGGTGGACCATCCTTGATGGAGCAAAAAGTCGCTGGTGGTGATACCCGATCCGCAAATGATTAAAACGGTTTCGGATTGGTTGGTGTCGTGTTTGAACCACGCCGCAAAGGTGCAGGGACCATCGCATTCAAACGTGCCCGTCGAGGTGGCGTTGTCGTTTGAGGCATCGAAGTCGAGCACCCAGGTGCCGTAAGGGTACGCGCCATCCCTGCCCAGAGCCAACCCGCCGTTCAGCGTCAGGTTTTGATAGCGCCCGGTAGCGTCCCGCAAAATACCGCCGGTGTTCCCCATTGAAGTTGGATAGGCAAAGAGCAAGTCCTTCCACATCTCCGGGTTGCGAGAGCGCTGTGCGGTTTCACACCAGTATTCCCAGGTCGGCAACACCCCATAGCTTGGCATTAGACCGTCACCTGCTCAATCAAGCCGCCCTGATAGTAGAGCGTGTGGTTGCTGTCGGTCGCATCTAGCGCCGCTACCGTGTCGTGGTAGATGGCAATGCCCCACTCAGGGCCGGGATCGTAGATGATATAGCCCTTGGTGGCAAAGTTGCTTGGCAGTCCGCTGGGACAGCGAATAGCGGCCAGGGGCATCGAATTGACAATGGTCAAGGTGCCGGCTGTAGAAGCGGCTTCGTCGTCGCGCCGCGTACCGTCCGACCGAATGAGATGGGGATAGATGGCTTTGTTGGCCGTGTACCCCGATCCCAATTTGATGCGGATTAGCAGAAAGATGAACGGGTAGATGTTGCCCGTGACAATCGCGGTCTGCTCCCCTGCTCCCGTTGTAGAAGAAACCAACCCCCCGAACGTATGAGTCAGCGCCGTAGCGGTGCCAAACTTCATTCTTCCTTCGACGGCCATTATCTCAAAATCCTTTCAATATCTCCGATGTGGCGCTCTGGCAAGTCGACCTCTTCGGCTCTGGTTGCTGCTTTGGTGCAAAGCGCCACAACCGCGGTGCGCTCATCAGCGGTGATAATAGCCGGCGTTGCTTGCCTGGCGTTTTTAAGCACTTCTTTGTAGATCAGACCGCCCGCCATATCTATGGGCTGTCCAGCCTGAAGCGCCGCCAGAAAGAGTGTCCATCCAAGTTTCACTTGCGGATCTGTGGCGCTGTTCCACTTGGCTAATGAGTCCATCCCTATCAAGTCGGCTATTCTATAGGGAGATCGCTCGACCGTCTTGATACGATCCCGTACCACATAGATCAGATCGTATATCTCGGCGGCGGTCTTGCCGCCGTAGCGGACGGGATCGCCTAGTATTTCATCGCGTAAATCTGCCATTTACTTTTTCCCTTTTTGTGCGGCTTCTCTGGCCAGTTCTTGCACCACGGGCCGCAACATACCATGCGGCGCTTGCCGGCTGTGGCCCAGCTCCAGCGGAATACCGTACTTCACCGCATTTTCAATATGGATCGGCTGACCGGGCCGTGAAGTTTGAATGCGCGCCCGCCCCGCAGCAATCGTCACCGTCCCGTCTTTGTCGAACGTGTTCTCCTGATGGCGCGCGGTCGGCGCTCCCAGGCTGATCGTCCAGTTGCCCCGCGCACGCCCCGTATCAACCGGGGTTTTCTTCACCAGCCGTTCCAAGGCTTTGCCGGCCAACTCTTGCTTGCGTCGATTCAGCTCTTCGG